TTGGCGATGTACAGCTTAAAGAAAAAGCTTGTGAAGGCTTTTTACAATATTGATATTTTTGAAACTTAACTGGGGTGTTTTATGAATTACGAAAGAATAGAAGAGCTTAGAAAAACAATGAGCATGGGCGATATTGTATCAGTGTTAGGTTTGGATATTTCAGTGAAAACACTGACAAATTTAGTTAGCGCTGAAAAGTCCAGGAGGCTTGTTGCAAGCGTTGAGGATGATAGCGAAATAGTGCATATTATCTCGCACTTGATTGAGTGCGGTATATCTAACAATGGCATTATTGAGCATTTGCGCGGTGCTGATTTTAAAAGAATGGTTGATGATTTGCCATTTTCAATCAATACGCTAAACATCCAAAATCTGATAGCTGTTAAAAAATTGAGGTCTGGAAATAACAGAATCAGCGGGTATGGAAATTATACTTACGATGATGATTTTATATCATCTGTAAAAGCGTTAGTTGATCACGGACTTTACACTGAGGATATAGCGAACGAGCTTGACTGTAGTGTTACAAAAGTCTATCAATGTTACAAAGTGTACGGAATGCGGTTTAATAAAAAGCCGAAAGTTGCCAGGGAGGTTGAGGATATTACCGGAAACAATGAATCACTGTTTTTTAAATCTAACAAGGAAATTATAGATTTGTGTTTTAGAGCTTTTAAAATTCGCGGTTTTAACATACAAGCGCCGGTGTGATATGCGTGATTTAACTTTATGCACAAACAACGAATGCCCGGTTAGCTCAAGATGCAGGCGCAAAACCAGCATTCCGAGTATTGGCACATCATCAAAAATGTTTGAATTTACGCAAAACGAAAAGGGGATATTTTGCGATAAGTTCCGCATGATTGACGATCGAGATTTTACACAAAAAATCAATATTAATGGAGTTGTTAGATATGGCAATTTATAGCTATACGCTTGCAAGCAGGGATAATGTTAGTGATAACAGGGCTAAGAATATCATTGACGCTTGCATGGATACCGGATTGTTGCGCGGTGACGTTCTGCATGCCTGCTGGAACGATTTGAAAGACGCTGGAAGTATAAAGATGTCACTTCGATATATATCATGCCTGATTGAGTTTAAAGAGCTTTCTCGTGACGAATGGCTTGCATGGTTAAGTATCATAACAGATACGAGCAGTGGAGACGAAAATGTCGCGCAAGCAATGTACATGATGTTAATCGGGCTTGATGAGATAGATTCTGATGAGCCTTCTGAATCAAATTATGATTTGTTTTCAGACGATAATTCATAGTACAATCACCAAGCGCTCGCTGTTCGCAGTGAAAAAATGTGTTCCCCCAGTTGCACAGGCGCGTTCTGAAATAAAAACGGGTATCTCTTAGCGGGGATTAAACAGTAAAGGTTGTAAAGCCCAGTGCAAGGTACTGTCCTTGTCCGCTAACGCCGAAAGGCGACTGGGCTTTACAGCCTTTTTTTATGGGCTAAAAAATGAAAAAAAGAACAGCTTTAACTAAAAAAGTAAGGTTTGAAATATTCAAACGTGATGGATTTGTTTGTCAATATTGTGGTGCGACACCACCTTTTGTAATTCTTCAGGTAGATCATATAAACCCTGTAAAAAATGGCGGAGATAATGATTCTGATAATTTAATAACATCATGCCAACCATGTAATATTGGTAAAGGAGCTAATTTATTAAATGTAGTTCCTGTGTCATTAAAGCAAAAGGCATCTGACATTAAAGAAAAGGAAGAACAAATACTCGGCTACAATGAAATTCTTACAAAATCTAGAGATAGGATTAATAACGATACATGGGATGTATGTAATACATATCTAAGATCACATTGCCAGCCAGAAAATACTATCTGTAAAAAGAAATTCGCAAGCGTGAAAATGTTTGTTGAAAAATGTGGTTTGCATGAATGTCTAGATGCTGTAGATATTGCGGATTTAAAAGGATTCAGTAGACCTGATCAAACCTTTAAATACTTTTGTGGCGTTATGTGGGGAAAAATCAGAGCTAAGGAGAATTTTTAATGGCTCGCTCAAGAAATATAAAGCCTTCGCTTTTCAAGAATGAATTACTTGGAACAGCCGACCCTATGCTTACAATTTTGTTTGCAAGTCTTTGGTGTTTGGCTGATAGAGACGGGAGGCTTGAAGATAGACCGCTACGAATAAAAGCCGAAACTTTTCCGTACCGCGAAGGAATAGACATTAATGGTTATTTAACGGAACTTGAACGGTTAGAGTTTATCCATCGTTACCGTGCTGATGGAATTGGAGTTATACAGATAGTTAATTTCCATAAGCATCAAAATCCACACAAAACTGAAAAGGAATCAGAGCTTCCAGAATTTATAGAAAAATCAGTTAGTTGTGAAATAACCGTTAAAGACACGTTAAAAGACGTTGAAATAACGGATGCTGCCGTGCTGATTCCTGATTCCCTATTACTGATTCCTGATTCAAATATTACGCCCGACAAATCGGACGTTTGTACTAAACCAATCGCAGTATCAAAAAAAATAAAAACAGAATACGACTACAGTGATCTAGTCGGTGCTGGAATTGATGAAACAATTGCGCGTGATTTTATGATCAACAGGAAAGCACACAAAGCCAAGCTAACGGAAACGGCATGGAATGGAATTGTCAGAGAAGCAGATAAGGCCAACATTACTATCCAGCAAGCCCTCCAGATTTGCGTTGAGCGCAATTGGCGCTCGTTTAAGGCTGAATGGGTAAGGAATGGCGATAACGGCTCTCGTATCTCATTTCATGAGCTTGCAACTGGTCAAAAACCGGAGTTTTAACCATGAAACATGTATCTGCGATTGTAATTGGCGAAAATAGCGGAAATTCTGGTGGTGGTGATAAACGGAAAACATGGGCTTTTGTATCTAGCGTTATGTCGCTTTATTATCCCGATGTAGATATTAAACATCTGGACGGAATCGCTGCGACTTGCATAAGCTATCACGATGTAATTAACGCAATGAGCGATAATGATTTTCATAGCCGGCTAAACATGATAAGAAAAATCAGTGCCGTGCCAAACATGCCGAATTTATGGGGAAATTACAGATCGGCACAAGGGGCGCTTAGAATAGCGTGTGGTGATATAAATTCGCTATTGCATGACTATCACATAGTTGAGCCTAAATTATATAGCACAGGCGCGCTGGCGCGGATTAAAGAACATCAAAAATCAATAACGCAACATGATAATAATGTCGGAATTGAAACACTGAAAAACTTAAAAGAGATTTTTAAATGATTGAATTTTTCACGGTAAACAACAATACGCCATTTTTCAGAATGCGTATTGATGTTGTTGTTAATAATATTTCGTTTGCAGAATTCATGTGCAAGCTTAAACATTTAGATAAAAGCTGGTCAATCTAGTCGGTGCATATATGAGTAATGCAAAAAAGAAACAGCTAAAAATGAAGCGGCTAAAATCGCTATTCAGAGGCGTTACAATTTCGTGGACTGCAGTTAGACCGGGAGATGAACATCTAACAGAATCGACTATTTCGCACGCTAATAAAATCATCGGGCGCAAAGTATTGCAGTTAATACAGCACGATAAGCGGGCGCTATTTGATGTGCCACACAGGTGGAAAATTACATTGCAAGCGCACTTTGATAACAGCACTGTAGATGAGTTTGAGATAACGCCAGCAAGTGAATGTACTATTGATCAGATAGACGGGGAGTGCATGAGCATAGCTAACAAGATAACTGAACAGGCAGGGTTTAAGTATTTTAAGTACATACTTGAGATAGCCTAAACAATTAAGATAACGCAAAAGGAACGTGGCATGATATTTAAAATAACAATTGAAAGCGGCGATACCGTGTTGAAAGTAAGCGCACACGGCAGGAACGCACAGGAAGCAACAGAGAGTGCAATCAGGGAAGCCGTTAGAGATGGGTTGCTTGGCTGGCAGGGCGCGGAAAGAGCTACTACGACAGCGCTGGAAGTTAAGAGGATTAATGCATGACATGCAATGTGTTAGATTGTTTTATGGGGTCTGGTACAGTAAAAAGAATAGCAGAGTCGTTAGGTAGAAAAGTTATCGGATGTGAAAAAAACAAAGACTACTATACAAAATACTGTATGTAACATTACAAAACTGTAATGTATTATTGCTGTACATTATCGCTAATGTGATTATACTGAGCACATCAGATAGCAAAACGCTGTCTAAAACTGGGGAAGAAAAAATGAAAATAGCAGCATACGATAATCAGGCAATTTGGGGTGTTGGCGAGACAGTAGAGGCAGCGATAGCCGACGCTAGAAAATACCGAGAATCTGGCGTCGACGGCCTCGATACCGCTGAAATGACAGAGTCACTGGCGGCCACAGTTGATGAAAACGGCGGAAACTGTGCGTTTGGCACATTGACGGACGGCAGGCTGTGTACTGCCGATGAGGAGTACGACGCAGCATGAAAACTAACGCAGAAAATCAAGCCGCTTTCAAAAAGCGGCAAGGTGAAAAAGGGGTTAAGAAAAAGTGTTTTTGGGTTACTGATGAGCAGCACGAAAGGCTAAAATCGCTACTTTTAACACTACAAAAGCCCGATTAATTTCGGGTTTTTTGTTTTTGTGCTATGATGGAATCATTCATTTTTTGAGTTATTGAAATTGGGCGAAGAAAACAACAGCGTAAAAACACGATTCCTCCCGGCTAACGATTTCTGGAAGCGGCGCACTACCCATGGGCGTAGTAAAATCTTTGCTACGCCAGAAATTCTTTACGCTGCCTGCCTTGAATATTTTGAGGATACCGACAAAAACCCGCTTTATGAGTGCAAATCGTACATGTACCAGGGCGAAATAATCCATGACTTTGTGCCGAAAATGCGGGCAATGACTATTTCCGGGCTGTGTATTTTTCTTGGAGTCGGGAAGGACGCATGGGCAGATTATCGAAAAAACCCCGATTTTTCCGCAGTCTGTGAATCGGTAGAAGAGGCCATACGCACTCAAAAACTGCAAGGCGCTGCGGCTGACATGCTGAACGCAAGTATCATAGCGCGTGAGATTGGGCTGGCAGACAAGAGCGCTATAGATCACACGACAAACGGAAAGGATATGCCAGATATTGGCATTGCTGTAATTGAGGCGATCAATAGAAAGCATGAATCCTAACGATATTGCAACATACAGAACGGATTTGCTGGCATTTTCGCAGTACATGTTTTTTGTTCGTAAAAATTCAGAGCTAAAGTATAACTCCCATCAAAAAATCGTTTGCGACGCGTTAGAGCGCGTTGTAATCGGTAAGTGTAAACGGCTGATTATCAACATTCCCCCGCGCTCAGGCAAAACAGAATTAGCCGTTATAAACTTTATTGCATGGTGCATGGGTAACTGGCCTGATTGTGAATTCATTCACGCAAGCTATTCAAAAAGACTGGCAACAACTAACACTTGGGCTAGTCGCGCAATCGTCGAGCATGAAAAGTATGCTGAAATATTTGGAGCGCCTAAACTTAGGAAGGATTCTAACGCTAAAGATGAATGGCGAACAGAACATGGCGGAATTGTCTATGCGACAGGAGCAGAGGGTACGATAACAGGGTATGGTGCTGGCGGCATGGGGGAAAGGTTTAAAGGCGCTATCATCATAGATGACCCTCACAAGGCAGGCGAAGCTAACAGCAAGACAATGCGTGAAAATGTCATTGAATGGTTCAAGACAACGATGGAGAGCAGGAAGAATAGCGCCGAAACTCCAATCATTGTTATCATGCAGCGATTGCATGATCAAGACCTGACAGGCTGGCTGTTGGGTGGCGGAAACGGTGAAAAGTGGGATCATGTTTGCATTCCCGCCATTAACACTGACGATGAATCGTTCTGGCCGGATCAGTTCAAGCGTGAAGATTTACGCACAATGGAGCTTTCAAAGCCTTATGTTTTTTCTGGGCAGTATATGCAAAGACCAACACCGTTAGGCGGAGGAATATTCAAGGATTCGTGGTGGGTGTATTATTCAGCACTACCTAAAATAAACTACCGCGTTATATATGCAGATACGGCGCAAAAAACAAAAGAGCAGAACGATTATTCTGTATTTCAGTGCTGGGGATTTGGTGATAACGGAAAGATTTACCTGTTAGACCAAATCCGTGGGAAGTATGAAGCGCCACAGCTTTTACAATATGCAACAGCATTCTGGAATAAGCACAAGGCAGCAATAGGAATGGGCGCGCTGCGTAATTTGAAAGTGGAGGATAAGTCTAGCGGAACAGGGCTTATTCAGCAGCTTAGGCAGGCAGGAATACCCGTTAGTGGAATTCAGCGAAACACTGACAAGATAACAAGGGCTTTAGATGTAGCGCCTCAAATCGAGGTTGGCAATGTTTGCATTCCAGCAGATGCAGAGTGGCTGTTAGAGTATATTGCAGAGTTTGGAGTTTTCCCGAACGGCGCGCATGATGACCAGATAGACCCTACAATAGACGCAATAGCAGATATGTTTTTTAAGCCAGAATTGCCAAAAATAACGTTTAAGCTAAACTAACACAAAATACACGGTGATGATTATGCCAGTTTCAACACAACACCCGGATTACACATTTTACTCACCAGTATGCAAATATGTTAGAG